TTTTTTCTTTTTCCATATTACGCTCCTCCCGTGTTTTTTAATTGTTTTGCGTACTCTTCGAGTGGCACACCTAATTTTTTAGCGATTGCTACCTGTGAAGATGTGAGTTTCACAGTTTTGCGACCCGGCCTTACACTTCTTTTAGCAGAAGCCACCGTCTGAACGGGTTGGGTCGATTGCTTACTATCACTTGTAGCAAATTTATGCGGAAAGTCAACACGGATTCTTTTATCAATTTCTGCATAATATTCATCAGATTTAGGGTCAAAGCCTTCTTTGTCTACTAAATCTTTATGAATTTCGAACGCTGTATATGTCATAGCTCTATCTTGTCCAAACCATGAATTTTTTGAAGCCCACGCCTCAGCCATGGGATCACTAGGTTCAACCTGTGTAGCAGGTTGTACAGGTGCTCTAACCTCTGAAGGTTTAGATGCCTGTTCCTCTCTTGCTTCTTTGCTTTGTGATAACTTAGCGTTTTCAAAAGCTAGAGTTGCAATCCTTTTATTTGCTTCGACTTGTGCTTGAGCATCACCTGCTTCAATAGCAGCAGCTAGTTCTTTTTGCGCTGCTTCTAAACCAGTATTAATACTCGTTTCAAACTTTTTAATATAGTCAGCATCAGTTTTTTCAAAACGTTTTTCCATTGCCAAACGTTTATCTTCAACTGATTTTGCATATTCAGTGGCTGCATCTCTTTGCCTTTCAGCTTCACGCATTTTACGCGTAAGTTTTGCAATCCTTGCCTGAACACCTTTACTATAGTCTTCAAGTTTTTCGTCTTCTTTCTTTGGTTCTTCTTTTACTTGTTCTTGTTCTTTTGTTTCTTGTATATCCAACTGCTCACCAGATTCCTTAGGTGTGTCATCGGACTTACTATTGTCTTCAACAATTGTTTCATTTGTTGACTCCTTTTCTTCTAGATTAATCTCTGCTCCTTCACCTGAAGTATCAAGATCAACCATTTTTTCTTCTTTAGGCATAGTTTACTCCTTCTATGTTAATATTCATGCAAGATATCCTCTGGATTCTTGACAGTTGCTAAAACTTCGTCATCGTTTAGCAGACGTATCTCTCCACCTTCTATTTTTATTCTTGATCCAGCATATCGGGCAAACATTACCCAATCCCCTTCCTTGCACCAAGGACCATCAGGATATCTATCCTTGTCCCTGTAACAATCTGGACCCATTCTTAAAACTAAACCAGTTTGTGACGCAACTTGTTGTCTCTCTAAGGCTGACTCGGCAAGTATTAACCCGCCTTTAGTTTTTTCTTTCATCTTGAAAGGTAAAACTAACATCCTCCAACCAGTTGGTTGTGGTAGTTTATTTGAATCTTCTTTTGTTAAATCTTTTTCTTTTTTGACACCTACCAAGTCTTTATTCGGTAGTTTTATTGATTTCGATGACTGTTCCATGTTGCTCCTTATCTTCTAGCAGGTTAGAGAGTTCCTGTTTAGTTGCCTCTAGGGCTGTTATCTGTCCTATTATATAGTTATATTTTTCCATATTGTCAATACCTCCTGACGTTACAGCAACAGATAATTCATCTGTACGTCTTGATATGTATCTAAGTAGTTTGTTTATTACTGTTTCTAATTGCATTTTTACCTTTCTTAAATATTGCAGCGACTTGTGTTTTACCCATAACTTTGGCGCGCTGTTCACCAACAGTTAAAATCTGAATTTTCCTCGCAAACGTCTTATTAATCTTTTTAACCTTCGCGACCGTCCTGCGAGCATCACTCGGAGTCGCAAACTTAATGCTGACAGTGTCTCTTGGATTTTCATCTGTGTATAGTCTCCTTCCTGATCCTTTTGGTTTTTTACCAATGCCTACTTTAGGATCTCTTTTTTTTCGCACTGATAGCTCCTTTTAACATTTTAGCTTGTTTAGTATGAGCTTTAACTGCTTTGCCCAATCCTTTAATTACTTTTTTGATTGCTTTTTTCTTTAACATTTCCATCTCCTTCTTGCCTGACGTAGACGTGAGTTTGGATCTTTTGCGGCCTTTGGAAATTTTTTCATTTGGCCAGCGCTTCTTGCGCAGAAGGACTTACGTCTCTTCGCAGCTTTCGATCCTGGCTTCACTTTTCCAGTCACGGCTGTTTTTAATTTAGAACCGGGATTTGCTCTTCGATATGCAGCCACACCGGCTCTTGTCATGCCTGCACCTTTTTCCGTTGGACGGAAATTCTTTTTATTTCTTTTGGGCATTTTATCTTGTCGTCTCATTATCTAACTCCCATTCTTCTACCCATAAATCCACCCATCATAGCTTTCTTTCTTTTTGCAAATGTTGAAACATTTGTTGGTTTGCCACCAACACCTTGTGCTTTACTTCTTTTCCTTGCAACGGCACTCCGCCTCTGAGAGTCTGTCATACTTGCTGCTTTTGCAGCAGGCACGCACTTTGGATACTTTCGTTTTGATCCACTTGCAGATTTTCTTCCACATTTATTGAATCCCCCACCTTTTTTCTTGGAGCCTATGTCGACCCAATCTTGTTTGAACCATTCTTTTAAACCAGCCATTACGAATTCTTACCGTATGCCCGACCCATTCCTCTTTTGCAGACACCGCCGCCTTTTCCGTACATTGCTCTAGGCATTGCCATACCGCCACCCATTAAACCTTGTGCTCTTAATTTTGCAGCTGCTTCCGCAACTCCGCCACCAGCTCTTTTAATTCTTTTTCCAGATGTAATTTTACTTTTCATGTTTTCTAAAACAAATTTTTCTCTTGGGTCTTTTGGTTTTCCTTTAGGAAAGTTTTTTGAGTCTGGTGTTCCTTCTGAAAACCCTATTCTGCCACCCATAGCTTTACCCGCAGGTTTAGGTCCTTTGAAATCTTTTCTTTTTGTGCCAGATGGATCTTTAATTTTACCTGCACAAATTTTACTTGCGTAGGCGTTTGCATATGCGCTTGGGTATACCTTAAATTTTCTTTTCGCTGCTGCTTTTCCTCTAGGACAAAGTTTAGTCATTATGCTCTCGCTGTTTGTTTTGCTTTTTTAAAGTCAGATGCTTTTGGTGCACCTTTTGCACCTTTCTTTCGCATTTTTTCACCACGTTTTCTTTTTGCGTGTATGTTTGCGTATAAACCTTTACCAGCCATTAGATTACCTTTTTGTTATTTTTTTTCTTACCGTTAATAACACCTCTGCCTTTTAATACATCAGCAAAAGTAACTTTACCATCACCTGTTAAATCAGGAAATTTTTTCTTTTTCTTATCTACAGGTCCACCCTTAGATTTTAGGTTTCTGTTGTATCTTAAAAAATCTTTCATCATTTTAGATTTAGTTTCTCTACCAAGGTTTTGAGCTGTTTCTTTACCAATTTTTGATTCAGCTTCCTTAGCTGATTTACCAGCTTTAGCAGTATTCTCTTTAGTGAATTTAAGAGCTTCTTTTCTATACTTTGAAGCTAGGTCTTTTTTAGGTTTTTTAAAAACTGCTTTAATTTTATTAACAGCTTGCGCAATAGGTGATTTAACAGTTTGAGAAATCTGCTTACCTGCTTGATACGCATTATATAATTTGTTTACGCCCATTATTTTTTTCCTCCGTTTCTAAAAACTTGTGTACCCTTTATACCAAAAATCGAGGCAACTACAAGTATCCATAAGTTAGTAAACCAAGATGGCAAGGATTGAAAGTATTCGAAGAACAATTTCACCTTTTCCATCGCTGCAGGGTCGTCTGACATCACTGCCCACATTAACACAATGATAGGCGCCGATATAATTACGAGTACAAATTCGTCCTTATAGTCGTTTTGTCTAGCTTCTAGCAATTTTCCTTGGTATTGCTCCTCTCCACGAGCCATTTTTTCGGCATGCATGAGTTGAGCGTCAGACATAGCCATTTTCGTCTTTTGACGATTAGAATATATCTTACTACCAGCTTGCAAAGCAATTTTTGCTAAACTGAACCAAGCCATTAGTACGCCTTCGAGTTTCTTTTCTTCTCAGCCAGCATTCTTTTCTGTCCACCGACTGGCATTTCAGGTTTTCCTGTGCCAATAAAGTTAAATGCTTTGTCAGCTGTTGTTTTAGATCTAGGATCTATCTCAACTTGCTGATCTTGCACTGTAACTGGCTTAATTTTATCAAGTCTTTGCATTTTTTCTCCTATTTTTTACTCTTCTACCTCAATAGCAGTTATACCTTGTTTTTCACTCTTTGCAAGGCTTACTCCTGCACGTAATTTAGCTAATTTTTCGTTTTGATCCATCTTATCTTCAGCAATATCCTTAGCTTGCATCAATTTTGCTCTGTCTAACTCTGATTTTTTTTCATCAGCCATCTTTTTACGTTCATTTTCCATCGCTCTAAGGTCAACTTCTCTTGCTTTTAGCTTTAATAGTGGGTCAGAGTCGAATTGTGACGTAATTTTCTTCTCCTCCATCATAAATTCTTGTGTCATCTCTGCAATTAACACAGATTTTCTTGCTTCTATCTCTTGTGTTAGTGCTTGAACTTGCGCTGCTACCTGTGGATTCATTGCAGCTTGTTGTTGCATCATTTGAATCTGTTGTAACTGCTCTCTAAACTCTAATTGTACTTGTTCATTTGCCATAATTGAGATGTGTTCTAAAATATTTTTTTGTATAGCTGCCATAACCATAGGATTATTTCTAACTAAGTTAGTAGACATGAAATTTAAGTGTGCTGTAATGTGTGCTCTGTGATCTTGACCAGGAAAAGCTTGAAAAGGTTTCATACCCAAAGCCATAATGTGTTCCATGCTTGGGTCTAAAGGTTGAACTGGTGCTGGCGGTGGTAATATTTGATCTATATTTTTTGTACCAATAGCCTCGTACATACTTCTGTACGCGTTATATAAATTGTGCACTTGTGGATTCGATGTAGCTAATTGTAATTGTGTTTGTGCTAGTGTTATTCTTTGTGACATAGAAAATATATTAGGATCTGCAACTGGTAGTATGTCTATTCTTGCATCAAAGTCTGATTGTTTAATTGTTCTTACACCGCCCACAACATCGTATGGATATTCTGGTGGTAGATATGTTGCAATCACACTTGATAATAATTTAAATTCTTTTTTCATTGCTGCATAGCATCTTTTATGTATTGCTGACATAACTTTAGATCCTCTTTCAAGAAGAGCAATCGTTGTGCCTACTGCTGCATTTTGTGTACCCTCTCCTACTTGCATTTCGGATATGGCTGCAAATCTCTGACCTGCTTGAACCACAATACCCATTAATTGTAAAAGAGTAGCTGATGGTTCTTTGTATGGTAAAGGGAAGAAAGCTTCTCTTAAATTACCGCCTGGTGCATCTACATCTTTAAACTCACCTGGTTGTATTGGAGCTGCTTCATCTCTTACACGCACCCCTCTTTGTTTGAAACCAGCAGGTAGGTTTGACAAAGTTCCCGCATCTAATAATTGGCGGAGAGCGACTGTTGCAGTTCTACTCAATCCGCCAATCATGTGTATCAATCCAAATCCGTAGAATCCTAGTCCTGGCAGAAATTTAAAGTGGACAAAATATTGAACTCTTTGTTTTTTTGGATCGTTGGGCGCATAGTTCCTTCTTATCGAAAGAACCGTTCCACTACCTTCTTCAACAGTTACGATGTAGGGTAGCTTGATACCAGTCGGTTCCCCGTCTGGACCAATATCTTCGAAGCCTTCTAAATCTAGATCCACATGACACTCAAGAAGAGTGTACATTGGAATTTGTTTTCCAGATTTTTTAGTGCCTTCTAATTCTTTTTCTTTTTTTGAAACTTCATCATTAACAATCATGCCTGGTGGGTTTAGTTCTACGTCAGCGTAGAAACCAGCTACTTGTTGTTTTCTTAAATCATTTTCAGATATTTTAATGACGTGTATGATTGCATCTGCATCATCTAAACTATTTGCTGTGTAGGGTACAATTAAATCATCTGCAGGAACAAATTTAGATACAGCTCTATTAATCATAGAATCGTAATAAATTTTTTTAAATGTAGATCCTGCTAGTGGTAAATGAAATAACATAGAATCAAACTCTGATTCGTATTCTTTCATCTGATCCATAATTTGATAATTCATGAAATCTTTTACTCTTTGCGACTGTTGTTCTTTCGCAGGTGTAGGTATACCTAAAATCTGTGTTCTTACTGGACCGTCTGCTGGTAATAACTCTTTGTATGCTGTAGCTTGAAACTGTGTAACAGCCTCTGCCAACACAGGGTGTGTTGCACCTGAAGCTCCTTGAAATGGCTCTGTTCTATTTTCGTATTTGAAACCAAGTAGGTCAAGTCCATCAGTATAAGATTTCTCCCACTCTTTTCTTGACATCTTATAATCAATGTAATTATTTTTTAATTCTGATCCGAGTGGATTTAAAACATCGTCAGGTAGAATATCTGCAAGGTTATCGAAATGAGAATCTGTGCCAGGTATATTAATTGCACCTGGTTCAAAGTTAATCGTTGCACCACCATCTTCTTCGGGTGTAACTTCAACAGGTTGTTGCTGTTTGATTTCTTCCTTTACCTCGACCTCTTCGCCCGGAACTTTAACCTCGGTACGAGTGTTAGGAAGTCCTTTATCTATATCTGCCATTTAAACTCCTGTAATTATCTACCACGTTTTACTAAAAAATCCAAGCCCTGTGGAGTAGGTCCTGATTCTGGTGGTCTGCCCGATGATTTACCAGCCATTTTCATTATGCCACCACCTGCTGCACCTGATCTACCCATGTCTTCAATAGCTGCTTGTTCAGCAGCATTTAATGCTGGCGTTTGCCTCGACTCCATAAACTTTGAGTAAGCTCTAGGGTTTTGTTCTTTCATTCTTTGTAAATCTTGATACTGATTGTAAAATTCTTGCGCCTGCCCTAATCCCGCTAAGGTTAATCCAATAGGTCCTACTGGTATTCCACGTAAACCTAAAAGTCCTCTACCAAATCTAGCCGCTCTACCTTGAAATCTTTCAGGAATAATTTTTTTTAAATTTTCTTTAAACAAACCAGGAAAAGATAATTCTAAACCAGTTATGGGATCTACTACAGCGTCAGCTAAACTTTGACCCTCTTTCATTTTACTATAAACATTGGTTCCTGCAAAACCTGCACCAGCAAGAGGTGTCCCCACAGCTCTAAAAGCTTTTCCTAAAAGTGATCTACCTGTTTTTGTTCCAACAGCCGCCGCACCTGCACCTGCTCCTGCTGCAGTTGGTAACACGCTTGTTGCTTCTTGAACTCCTGGTTGATCAGCAAAAGCAAATCCCGTGCCAGCTAAAGTCCCCGCGCCAATTAACGCTCCAAACTTTCCTCCTTTACCAAGCAAAGTTTTAAATCTATTTTTTATTGTGCTTTGAAAAGCCTTGTTGTCTAGTTTTTTAGATATGTCTACAATAGAATCTCTGTCTGCAGGCACCTCAAAAGAATAACCATATTTGTCATAGTGTGCATCAAATAAATCTTTATATTGATTATAAACTTTTTTGTTTTTTACAGTTTCTGAAGGAGGCTTAAAAGATAATTTTAATCCTTTTACTTTTTTAATAGGATTATTTTTGTTAGCGTTAAATTCAAATTGATCTACTCGTTCGTTGTAATTTTTTTGTAATCTTAATCTTTCGGGATTATTTTTAGCGAGGTTAATTAATTGTTGTTCTAATATTCCTTTTTTAGCATCGATAAAAGATCCTTTTGCAGTGTTAAAATCTTTGTCTATAACTTGTCCAAATATTGCGTAAGGTCCAGATCCTGCTCTCATTGAAGTTGTTATGCTCCCTATTTCGTCTACAGACAAATTTTTCATATCAGGAATAATTTTTTTTAATTTAGCAATTATATCTAATCTTATTCTAGATATATTTTTTGGTAAATTTAATAATTTTGTAAGGCCTCTTTCGTAATACCCTCTTTCTTTTCTTATCCTTTTTCTTGGGTCATAAATGTCCCCTATATTTTCTGTAACATATTTTTCAGCAGTTTTTTTATATTTAGTTGGAGATTTAAATAATCTAATTTCTCTTTCTCCAGTTAAAGTTTTTGCGAACTCAAAAGCAGTGTCTGCTGCTACCGTTGGATCGACTTTTAACACGTTTTTAATTATAGAATTTGTAGGAAATCTTCCTTCATTTAAAATATTTGTAATAGTTTTACTTTTTAAAAGTTTTTTAATTCTGTTATTTAAATTTATAACTGCACCCGCACCTTGACCTTTGGGTAGTTTTATTTTTGTTTTATTAACATAATTATCTATTTGACTATCGTATCTAATTCCTTTTGTTTCTAAAAAATGATTACCGATCTCTTGTCTAGTTGGAAGGTAGCCAAATGTTTTTTTAGTGTTATTAATAAAATTTTTTATTTCTTTAAATCTAATAGGATCATCAAAAGGTATATTTTTTTTGAATGTATAGGTTTTTTCTCTTATCGGTTTCTTCGAAGCATCTGGTTGATCCTTATATTTTTTTCCTGTTTTTTCTTCAAAATCTTTAATTATTTTTTGTCCTTCTTTAGATTCCTCAAATTTTTTAATTAATATATTTCTTCCAACATTTTTGTTGCCTTTTTCAATTTTCATTTGTGAAGTTACAGAAAAATCTTTGTGTTTAAGACCAGTTCTTTCTTCAAACTCTTTAATGTTTTTTAAGGCTTTTTCACTAGTACGTGGGTTATTTCTCGCTATTGCATTTTCAGCTATCTTTCTAAGTTTTTTTATTCCTGCTTCGTTGTTGTCATAATATTTAGTACCATAACCAGCAGTTGCATCAGAAGTAGTAAGAGCAATCTTGCCAGCATTCTCACCTATAGATTTTAATCTTATTTTATTACCAAAAACTTCTGTTAGATCAGAGAGACTCTTAGGTAGTTCACCACTATAGCTTCCTGGTTCATCGACCAAACCTCTTTTTGGTTTGTCAATCATCTCCTTAACTTCTTTTGGATTCTCTAGTGCGCCTTTTACTTTCTCAAAGTTTTCTAATTTTCTTTTCTTAACTTCTTCTTCAGGTTTCTTTTTTGGTAAGACTTTCTTTTTAACGTAGCCACCACCATTAAAACCAACACGACGTCTCCAGTCCATCATCTGTTTGTATTCTGCGATCTTCATTATTCTCCTAGCATGTAGGCCAGACCACCGCCTGCTTTTTTAGTTCTAGTTTCGCCCAGCTCTTCTAAAATTTCTTTAACTGTCTTATCATCAACTTCATCAAAATCAGAAAAAGTTCCATCTTGATCAGCGATCGCTCTACCCTCATCATATTCATCAGGTGGAGTTTTGCCTTTTGTAGTTTCATCTGCTTGACCTCTTCTAATTTCAAAAGTAGATCTATCTTCAATTGTTTCATAAGATTCATCACCATAAGTTGCAAATCCAGGTTTATCTTTGGTAACTCTAATATCTCCTGTTGTTAAGTCCTCTACAAGTTCGTATTCATTTCCATCTTTACCTTCATACCTAGTAACTTTTTGTCGTTCTTGTGTAGCTAAATTATCTGCAGGTCTACCTAATCTTTTAATTTTATCTACCAACATCATAAACTTATCAAAACCAAGTTTAACTCCTTCTGCTATTGCTGGTCCTGCTGTCTTCGCAACTTTAGCTACTGGTTTAAAAAATTTACCAACAACAGGAAGAGCTGCTAAACCTGCCATAGTTTTCATAAAAGTTCTTCGACCAGGGTTTGGCGGTCCGCCATTTTTTAATCCTATAATACCTTGAGGCATAGGTCTTTGCAGCATAGGCATATTAAACATCATTGGGTTTAATTGTGGTTGAGGCATTGTATCTATTTTTGGTTCTTTAAACGTGGGACCTGGTCCAAAACTACCAGTGCTATCACCGTGTTCCATTTGATTACCAGCAAATCCTGCGCCGCCACCAGAAAAACCAATACGACCACCATCTGCTTTATCTTCTGGATCAAAATCTTTTTCTTTTCTTTTTTTGATTCTTTCAACAGCTTCTTTGTTTTGTCTGTTCATTCTCTCTAGCATCTCTGCTTCTGTTTCTCTTTTTTTAAGACCTTCTCTAACTTTACCAAGCTTGATGCCCGTGTCGCTTTTAGGATCTATTAATTTATTAAAAGGCTCTTCTGTTTCTATTCTATCTTCAAAATCTAAAAACATTTGTTTTTGATCCTCTGACTTTTGTAATTCAGGATCTACGGCTGGTTTTTTCTTTGTAGTCTTTGGTGCTTTACCGATGTTAACATCTTTTGATTTACCTTTGCCCATTAGAAAATCCATAATACCTTCAGGTGTTGTAGATTTTGTTTCAAGAGATTTACCTGCATCATCTAAAACAGTTATGCCAAATTCTCCTTTAGCTGACGGGTTATTTAATCTATTTAATTGAGCGAGATAATCATAAGCTTCACCATATAATTTTATTTGATCATCAACAGATAAATTATCTCTGTCTGCACCTCGCATCAATGCAATCTCATCTGCTAAAACATCTGCATTATATTTTGTATCTCCTTTTGCGTAACCTGACCCACCAGCAATATTTTCATTTGCTCGTATCACATCCATCTTAGCGCCTTTAGGTTGAATAACTCTTGGGTCTGGTCTTGGTGTAAATGGATCTGTTTTGTCTTTGCCGCCTTGAGGAAACTCTATAACTTTTTTTCTTGCGTCCTGCATTTCTGCAGCGCCTCTTTTTAAAAATACATCATCTAAACCATCAGGGAAAACACCCATGATTTGTTTAAATCTATTTCTAGCAAAATTATAGATTTCATTTGCGCTTGTTAAAGCTCTTGGAGCTGCGTCTAAAAACTGTTTAATTTTACTATACATTAATAATAAGTCCTAGGTCTAGGGTCTTTTTTCTCGTCGATATAATCTTCAGGGTGTTGAATTAATCCGCCTTGCCTGAATCTCATGATGGCTTGCGTTGTAGAGTCCACAAGGTCGTCGTGATCACCGTTAGGGAATGCAGCGCATTCTTCGACCACCTCCTCTGCAAATTTCTGATCTGGCGCCCATATCATTCCAGACTCAAAAAGAGGTGCAACGGCGTTTACTCTAGCATGTTTATCATTTCCTTTACTAGGTGTAAAGTTAATAACTGGGATGTTCATCTGCCTAAGCTCGTAGGTCAGAGGTAGTCCTGATGCCTTTGATTCAATAATAACAGACTCAGGTTTCCAATAATCGTATTGTTGTAAGGCTACACGCCTAAGCTCTGGAAACTCGTATCTGCCTTTGATAGCGTCTAATAGTATAAGATTAGCGGGACTATCTTCATTAGGATAGAATACACCCCATGTTGTAATAGCTGAAAAGTCAGCTGTTTCTTTTTTAAGGAACGCTGTATCGTAAGACTGTATCACGTGCTGTAGAGGTGGTATATTTTCTTTATCGTACAACATCCACCATTCACGTTTCAGGATCGCACCTTCTTCTGATGTAGGTTGTTGCATCCACTGTGCATTCCATTTACCGACAGGCAATGATGCTTTTACTTTCTCAAGTTCTTCCAAGTTCCAATATTCTGGCCACACTGGTCCGTGGTCCATGAGTGCCGGAAACTCGACCACGTGCCACTGATCAGACTTCGGTTCTTTCTGGTTCGCTATAAGTTTTGCTGTTAGATCTTTGGTTGACCAACGTGTCATAACCAAGACGATCTTACCGCCTGGTTGTAAACGCTGACGTGGTCCTGATGTATACCATTCGTAAGCAGACTCTAATGCTGTTGGTGACAATGCATCTTGTTCCGAGTGTGGGTCATCAATAATCAATAAGTCCGCACCACGGCCCGTGATTGCTCCGCCAACACCAGCAGCAAAATATTCACCGCCCTGTGCCGTCTCCCAACGACCAGCTGCTTTCGAATCTTCTTGTAAACTTGTTTGAAAAATTTTTCTATAATCTTCTGAGTCGATAAGATGTTTTGCTTTTCTACCAAACCGCACGGCCAGTTCTCCTGTGTGCGTTGCTTGAATGATCTTGAGTTTTGGATTACGGCCCACCATCCACGCTGGCAAAAGAAAAGATGCAAATTCAGACTTCGTATGCCTTGGTGGCATATTAACTATTAATCGGTTTATTTCACCCGTAGCTAATTTATTAAATTTTTCTGCGATGTGCCTGTGGTGGGACCCCTCTACAAAATCTGGCCACATGCATTTTACAAAAGATAGAAAGTCGTTCTTAGCTTTGTTCTGTATCTTTTTTTCTGCATGGAGCAGTTGCAGTCTTTTAAAGGCCTTACGCACATCTGCAGGTAATTTTTCTATATTTACCTTATTCAAGTCCATGGTACCAAAATGTTTTTAACAGGGGTGTATGTCTAAATCAAGGCATAAAGAGAAAAGCAGTGGGACCCCTTTTGTTATATTTTAGGGGGTGGGGGGCGATACAACCTGAGATTGAGATCCAGTTTGGGACCCCGAGGCGCGAAGCGCCGAGGACTATGGCGCGCCCTTCGGGCGCGCCACAACTTATGGTTGTTAGTCTAATAATACCATATATGCTTTGGCATTGTTTTTCATAAACCAATCTAATAGGTTACGCATTTCTTGCCAGTGCTTAGATGCACCCTCGCCAAGTTCTTTATCTTCAAGAGTGGCAAGTGCCTCATGATAAAATATCTTATCATGTTTCTCGCTCTCCTCTTTTGTTAGTTCAATAGATTCACCTGAGAATCTATTACGTCTAGTGTAGTCATGATTTGTTTTTGTTTCCATAGTCCAATATTATCCTACTACTAATCTTCTGTCAAGTCTGATATTTTCTGTACCCAACCATGCGATATACAATACGTGTCCTCACTAAGCTTACGCTCACGATTAAATGTTATTGGTCGTTGGTTCACGATATTTTGTACGTTGGCATTAATCCAATCGTGTTGACAGCCCGTAGTGCAGAAGATTGTATATGGTCCATAATGATTTTCATTAATTGGCATATATGCATTGCGTCCTTTAAGTCTTTTACTTGATTTAACAAATCGGTTCTTGGTCGGTCGTGTATGACAGTTCGGACCTTGGCATGGGTATTTCATTTAGCCCTCCAACTTATTAAGACAAGTACAATTATTGTCATCATAAAAGTAAATTCAATCATGATGATTTATACCCCATGTAACCTAGTACTAATATTCCACCAACTAGAATAATGGAAAGCCCGATAGGGCTTTCCATAAATATTAAAGATAATAATTCAACCATTGTATATACTCCACATTCCAAAAATAAATGCCAACGACATTATTATAATCCAAGTCATGTTCTAACTTTTGCCTCTCCAGTTGCCATTCTCCAACCCTCGTTATCTAAATCCCAGTACACTAAACATGGAGTTCCATTTTTAGATACAAAAGATTTTCCTTTCGTTCCGTCAGGTTTATCATACTGACCTTTTCTAGTGATAAACTTTGCGTGTTTTTTTGCGTAGTAAGTTATATAAAACATATTCGTCCTTTCTGTTTTCTGTAAATGAATAATTTTCATATATAGGGTATCCTATAATAAATAGGATACCCTGTCAATCCCTAATTTAATTGAGATTGTTCGTATTGTATTCTTGCCTT